TTGTGTCGCGTTCAGGTCGATAAGGTATTCCTCAACAAACCGTTTTTGCTTCGCGGTTAACTTCGCCACGATTCATCACCGACCTTTCATATATTTTCACGCTGGGAAACAGAAAAAGACGCCTGTTTAAGACGTCTTCTTCGGTTTCCCTATATTAAAAGGAGGGGGGACCGCCCAGTCCCCAGACTATCGTAACATAAAGGATTTTAATAAAACAATGGCGCAATACTGCATACAACTGCAATTATTTGCAATCAAATTTTTACGAATTTTTCTACGTCCGTCGGAAGCCGGTTCTTTTCTGAATGCCAGAACCTTTTGACCAGGGAAGTTATTGCGGCTTTTCTTCTTCTGGCTATAGTCGAAACGTCGACGTTAAGAATTTCGGCCGCTTCCTCATAAGTGCGTTTCGGATAATAAAGGGTAAGTAAGACGCATTTTGACTTTGTGTCCAGGCTTAATATGTTATGATAGACCGCTTCTATCTGTCGCCTTCGTTCTTCCAGCGCGGCGATATTTCTTTCTGCTCTTTTTCGCCGGCGTTCAATCGCTTCTACAATGTGATTCATTTTGCTGTCCGGATCGGAAGTGGACTGAACGCGGACGTCGTCATATTTTATTGACGGGTAGGCCCTGGCCCTTATGATTTCCAGGTCCGCTTCCAGCGCGGCGCGTTCTGCTTCGATCTGCGCTTCTATGGTCTTTATTTCATGGTCATGGTTTTGAAGTATGTCTTCAATATTCTTGCGGATTCGTCTTTCTGCGCCCACGTCGATTCCCTCCCTTCACCGGCTGGCCCGTTAGAAAGGACAGTCTTCGTCCATATCAAGATGAAGTCTGTTTTATCTCTGTTATAGCGCCTTTCCACGGCCAGCGTGAAGGAACAGACCGGCGTTCCTTGCGGCGTGTATCTTAATTCTGGTTCACGGACAAGACGTCCTAAAAGTTGACATTGGTTCATTCGGTTTCCTCCAATCTCTCTAAAATCGTTTTATTTGCCTTTTAGCGGCTTCGTTTTTGCTCGGTAATATATTTGGTCGTCTTCGGTTGTTTTCGTCTCTCCTGTGGCGTCCTGTGCGGCCCTGGCCGCGATGATTTCGGCCGACCGAATGAATGTATATTCTGAAAATGCTATTTCGCGGACTGTGTCTGCTGTTAGAAGGACCAAGTATTCGTCCCCGTAACCGTCTTCGCCATACTTTCGGCCGGCTCGTTCATTTATCCAATTCAGCTTACGGCGCGCGTATTCTTCGGCCTTTTGGAAGAAGGCGGGACATATTTCAGTCCCGACTTCTTCTTCAACCCTGGCTTTAAGTTCAGCAGTTGTCAACATCTTCGATAACCTCTCTTTCCGTGCCTATTCTCCTGAACAGTTCTTCCACAAGCTGGCGGGTTGTGAAGCGGTCCAGCAGGGCGGAAGGGGGAATATCGACTTCGTCTTCTTCAACCTCAACTTCGATTTCAGATTCCACATACAAAGCCGGCCGAACGCCCCTGCGGCCGTGGTACGCGTAGTAGTAGTTCGGCGTACCGTCCGCGTAGACAAGCCGCGCGCCGTGCGAACGGCCGGCGTCCGGGGTTATTAGCCACCACCAGTCGTCCAGGCCAAGAAGTCCCTGTTCGCTGTACTTCCTGAACATGGCTTCCGTCAGCAAGCCGATTTTGTCGGTCACACTTCCGTAAATGTTATTGCCGGCGCTGTCGGTCAGGTCCCATTCGGCCGGAATGATGTTCTTCGATAAGATCGGGCCGCCGGCTTCGTCGAAGCTGTTAAGGAAGTCACGGTTCAGATCGGCGCGAAGCGTGCTTGTCCGCCAGTCGTTTGGTTTCCAGTCTTCGGACCGGTTAGGCTTGAAAGGCTGGCAGGTAAAAGGCCGGTCGGCGATACATTCATCAGTTATCACCAGGGTTTTACCGTCTGGGAAATGTTCCAAAACTCTAACGGCCACGGGGCCGGCATTGAAAACAGTACCAGGTTTCAGATGTTTAATTTTTGCCTTTACGGTCATAATAAGGTTTACCTCCTTCGTAATCTTCGATCACCACTTCAACGCGTGGATTTTTAGGGTCAACTGCGAAGCTGTCGGTAAAATATTCAATGTGTTTCCAGCCGTCATTCTCCAGGACGCCCATCTGAACAAGGCTGTCCTGAATAAATTTCTTTGCAAAGGCAATATTATCTTTATCACGCCTTTTGTTAGGCTCTATCCAGGTGTAATGTATAACCACCGGTCCGGTGAAGCGGACGCCGCGGAGCTGGGATTTTATCATAAAGCCGATAATGTGTTCAGCCTGCTTCTTCATAGACGCCGCTTTATACTTGCCTTTTTTGCCGCGTTCAGCTTCGATATATTCGTTCAAACCTGGCAGAAGGCCAGGGATAGTCAGTTTACAGCGCAATTCTTCACACCCTTTCATTTCAGACCAAGAAGTTTTTTGGCCTTGTTTCTCCGTTCGTTCGCAATCGCCGTCCTTCTTGATTCCCCGACCAGCTTTAACCGGATAGGACACATTTCCAGGACGCGGTCATATATCCGCGCGTGACTCAGGGAAGGTGGGTTCTTTAAGTCGTCCATTGACAGGTTTGTTGTAATGATTAGCGGCATTCCGGACCTGGACCTGGTGTCAATTACGTTGTAGACTTGTTCGGTAGAATACGAAGTGTCCCGCTCCACGCCCAGATCATCAATCACCAGCAATTTATAACGCTGTAGCTTGTCAATGAATTCCTGACGTTCTTCACCGAACCCGAAACCCTGAAGTTTATTCAAAATCCGCGGAAAATTCGTAACACTAACCGGAACCAGCTTTTCAATAAGCGCATTTGCTATGCAACAAGCCAGGAAAGATTTTCCGGTCCCGACACCGCCATAAAACAGGATTCCGATATTATCCTTGAACATTTCGTCCCAGTTCTCGACGTATCGCCGGCAGACTTCGGAAACCTCTGGGTTCCGGTTATCGTCCTGGTCGAAGGTATATTGTAAGTACGCCGGATCGGTGATCCCGTCGCGGCGAAGGACTTCCATTCGCTGAAGGAATTGTCTTCGTTCTTCAGCCGCGCGTTCTGCTTCAATTTCCTTTTTCCTGCATTCGCAAGCTATTCCAACGCGAACAACCCTTTCGGACTGGCCCCCGAATGCTGGAAGGGTTATGTCGTGCTGTTTCCTGGTGTGGCATTTACCACACACAAGGAAACCTTCTTCGTCCAGGTAGTCGTTTTCGTTGCTATTCTGAAGACTTGCGGCGACCAGCTTGTTCATAACCTCATTCATGCCATCACCCCTTTAGGAAGTCTTCTCCGTCGTCGTAATTCTTAAATGTAGGAGGGGACGGTCTTGCCTTATAACCTCCGCGGTCCTGTTCTTTTGATAGCCAGTTATTGATAAACCGAAGAATCCCCTTTTTGGTTTTTCGCTTTGAAGGGTTAGCGTCAAGCCAACCCTTCATTTTTCGAAGTTCCTGCGTGACATCAACAGCCGGATATAACTTTGTCCATTCCTCGACTTGTTCTTCTGTAACCGGGTATTCGGTTTTGTCATTTAACGTCAATGTAATAACAGGGGGCGCTGTTGGCTGGCATGGAGCGGCTTCCGCTCCGTGCATACATTCGGCTTCTTCTTCTGTTCCTGTTCCTGTTCCTGTTCCTGTTCCTGTTCCTGTTCCTGGTTGCCCTAACCGTTCTTGTAACCGTTCAATTAACGGTTGCATAAAAGGTTTGTCAAACTGCTTAATAATAGTTAAAAACGATTGAAATAAATGTGTTTCGGGCAATTCATCAAGTTTTACAATAGCGCTCTTGACCTGGTTCGGGTTTTCTAACGGGTTATGTTTAAGGTAGTTTTTTACAAGTACAACGTGGGAAAGTGCGTCGTATGCTATGCTACCTGTCTTTAACAGTTCTTCCAACACTTTCTTGAACCGTTTCTCATCCCATCCCAAATCAAAACAGGCGTAAGGAAGTGGGAGGAAGTAAAGCCCTAAAATATTCCGGTGCGGGGAAGTAAGAAGGTACAGCATTAAATACCTC